CTAGTTCTTCAGATGCCTGTTGGTTGGTTTTGTAGTAACCGCTCTTGGCATTGGTAAAGCTGTCGATTTCGGCCCACAAGCAACGTTCTGCTGCGGTCAAATCAAGTTGCTCCCAGATGTGCGCTGGAATCCAGATGCCTTTAAATTGGCGGTCATTCATGCAAATGGGTCTTCACCGTGCAACAACGCTTCGAGATTCACACCAGGGTTTTGCATAGCTGCCTCGACTTCAGGCAACAATGCCGCGCTGTGTGGAATGATCTGGTATTGGGTCTCAAGGCCTTCACCAGTGCGTGTGATTTTTAGGTCGTAGCCGTTTGGGTGACCGAAGTCGGGATCACGGGCAATCTCGTTGATACTATCCATGATTGACTTCTGTGTGATTTCCCACACTTGCACCTGCTCGGCATCGTAGTTCCACACCGCCGTGGCCAGGAATTTGCGTGGCCGCGTGTCTGCCTGGTAATTAGCCTCTGGCTTGTTCTCGCCATACTTCCACCTCATCGGCTTGCTGTCTTGCGTCCATTGCACGTAGCCTTCCATTGCGCGTTCACTCAAGATGCGCACCTTGTTGTTCACGCCTTTTTTCGGTTTGAAGTAGCTGCCAGCGTTGCTGCTGCTTTGGATAAATTCGTCAGAAATAAAGCTCATCTTTAATTGTTTTAATTGATTTTTCTTGAATACTACGCAACATCAGGCGCACCAATTGAGCTTGGCTAATTTCAAGCTGTGCAGCTAGTTGCGATGTTGCTTCGTGTGTTTGTTCGTCTATTCTTACGTGTAATCTTATTGGATATTTTTTCATGTATTCTTCAATCATGAGTGCATCAATTTGTCAGTTGCTACAAAACCCATTTGTTCAATGCGTTCTATGCGTGCTTTCCAGGCTTCGACATCACGAAACCACCAGCGCACTGGCTTGTCGTCATCATTGAGGAAGTCCTGGTATAGCGTGTAGCCCATGGCGCGCATGTTGCCCGCTTGGAAACACATGTTGGCGTCCGCCAATACCTTGTATGAGCCTTGGCCATAGTCGTGGCCTGTTTTCCAGTAGCGCTTGTCTCTGAAGTCGTGGCGATCGTTCATGATGTGATAGATTTTTTGAAGTCAGCCCACAGCGCATCAAACTTGCGTTTGTATTCGTCGACATCGCGTGCAATGGTTTGTGAACGTCTGTTGTCAATCCAGTCGTTAAAGCCTTGCGCAGGCTTGTCAGGGTAAACCGTGTGACTGATTCCGTTTGGTTTAAGATTTTGCATGGTGCTTATCCGTTCAAGTATTCTTGATAGCCCAACCATTCTTCATGCAACTGCAACCATTGTTGGTCACTGAATGACTTAAACTCTTCCACACTCAAATTGTACTCAACGAAAAGTGTCAATTTGGTGATCAAGCTGATGTGTGTTTGATTTTTCATAGTGCTTGTGTTTGTTTGATGTCTCAAAGATATATCAAAGTGGCACCCATGCGGCACCCAAAATGTTAAAAGTTTTGTTAACACCCAGATGTCAAAAAGCCCAGTCACTTTTGACCGGGCTTCCTGCTCTATGAAAAATCTGAATCTATCGTTCTAAGAACGACATGCACAAAGGTAGCACGGCAATGCCGCACATACAAACCGCCTCCCAGCTCATCCCGTTCGATACGATGTCATAACAGCCCGTCGTGGCGATAAGGCCGCCAACGGTCCTTTTTGCGCTCCATCGCCTTAAATCGCCTTTTGTCTTAAATACTTCTGTGAAGTCAAAGCGTTGCAGCAGCTTGAGAAAATCAGTAAAGCCAGATGAGGGCGCAGTTTTTCTCCCAGTCATTGTCTACGTGTATGAATGTGTCACCAATTCCGATGCGGTCAAAACCTACTTCCAGCAATGCCGTCACAATTAAAAAGCGATCACGTGACGTGGTGGCCAGGATGTCAGCCGCGCAGCCTTTAAGGTGTGCACTGTTCTTTGCTGTTTTATAGCCTCGGCGTGTCAGCTCATCGTGGTAGTCCTGTGTGCGAAATCCACTTGTTATGATGAACGGAATGCCCGCCACACTACGCGCCTCGTCTAGCATCTCTAAGAAATCCTGTTCCATCAGGTTCCCTGATCCTGGCTCGTCTGGGCTGTCAAACTCGGAATAGTTAAACCACTTCATTTTTGACGTTCTTTGCGCGCCTTCAATGCGCGTTCAACATTCCACCAAATAAGGGTGACGCCCGCAATGATCGCAATTGCATCGTTTATGAATCCAAGGGTCACACTACCCACGTAGGTGACATTAAGTAGGTTTTGGGCATAGCTTTTCATTCTTCTTCTTGTGGTATCCAGCCATTCGTAATCATGTATTTCAAATCGCGCACAGTCACCGTATCTGGCAAAATCAATCCAAATGGAAAAGCCTTTGTCTGGTGAACCATGCTCGACAGTGCGTAGCGTTCATCTGGTGTCAATTCAGGAAACACGGCGACCAATTTTTCTAGCGTGCAATTTTGGTGCACTTTGATGACTTGAGATGTGTCAACTATCAATGCGGCTTGTGTGGGATTTGCTGGATGATACAACACCTCAAACAAGGTGTTGGCGGCTTCATCGGGTTTTTGAATGAATACAGGTCGAGTGATGTTGTAAAGCTCACGCGTGATGATTTCCGCACGTTGTGCGCTTGTCATTAGTCCCTCACTATTGATCAAAATGAATTCCATCAGTATGCGCCGTAATAATCGTTGATACTTGTGCTTATTTCATCAGCTTCGTTGGTGTGCGAATTGTTCGACCAGACAACGGCTTCTTGCATATATCCGTTCAATGGCAATGCGCCGTCATAACTTCGGGCGCCTATACGTACGGTGTTTACATTGCTGTTTGGATCAGCGTTCAAATCTTGGCTGAAAGCGTCATTGTACTGCGTGCCGTTGAAATAACCAACAGCTTCGTTGTGGGCAAAATGACTTGTGACAATGTATTGTGTATCAACGCTCAGTGTGGAGGTTGTGTCACATCTTGGTAGTTGGCCGTTGTCATATCTAGACGCCACACGTCCGTAACTGCTGGACATTGTTACATGTTGAAATATTTGTAAACTGGTGGTGCTGTTCCATGAGTTCCAATACATCTGGCCGGCACCTAAACTACTGTGTTGAACAACGGCAGCCGTCGTAAGATGGCTATTTGGATTTGGGTTGAAATTGGTTGCAGCAAACAAGCTGTCATTAGAACCATCAAATTCCATAGCTGGCAACTGGTTGACCTTTACCACAGCGCCAGCCTTAACTATTGCAGGTTGTGAACTTGTTGACGTTTGTGAAAGCGTGTGGCCGTTGCCCGTTTGGTCGTATATGCTCTGCACGTAACCATAGTCCGTGGCGGTGGTGCCAACAAATGACAACAGCGCTGCTGTGTCTAGATTGCCGTTACTATCAAAGCCAATGGCCTGAGTTGTGCTGTCTATATTTCTGCGCACTAAAATGGCGTTGCCAGTGTACGCAACGCGCAACTTGCGTAAGCTATAGGCTGCCACCGCTCCAGTGTAATCGTCAAGCAATCTATTTTGCTCTACTTCCTCAAACGTGATGACAAATGTGAACGAGCTGTGATCATCAAGCTTGTTCATGTATTGTCTTATTAATTCAAACGTTTGTGATAACGTGTTGTCCAAATCTGGTTGCAATGCTGCTGGCGTTTGCCATCCCGAATCACTCGGCGTCTGCAGCCCTGAATTATTGACGTACACTGTGCGTTGAATATTCTTACCAGCGTCCGCGCTTTCGCCCTGATAATCGACATACCTACCTTGTCCGTCATTAGACGTGGTAAAATACATTTCTTTGGTTTCTGTCGCTCCTATTACGCCCGTCCAATCTTCAGCAAACAAATCGCGAGCGTCATTATTATATGAGTGCATAATAATGCCTGGCTTGACATCGCCTTGCGACACTTGGCCCACAGGGTTGCGCGGTATGCTGCCTGTATTTGCATAATCCGTTGTAATGCCCACGGCGTTGCGGCCAATTTTCCTGAAGGTCACTTCGAGTTCGCTAATCGTGCTGCGCAGTGTCCAATTGACGGCGGCGTAGATATTGCCCGTGTCTGTGTCGTAATATCTGTTGTAAGGGTATCCCTCCACCGCTGCACCGCGCATCACTAGGCTGCCGCGCTCGACAACGTTAGGCTGTGTGTGCATGGCGAGTATCTCTTCCACGCACAATTCATTGATTGGGCGTTCTGTGCTGCTCGCCTGGTTTACCCAGTTGTCACTTGTTCCAAATACGCCTGCTGCTGTTTCAACCTGTATGCGGCCCATGCTAAGTCCAAGTCCACCAATGTGCGTTGTGCCCAATTCAATTTTGTCAAGGCCAACCGTACTTGTTGCGCGATAGTCAAAACTCTCAATTAACTCCAATTCACTGCCCGACCACTTTTGCACGTTGATATAGAACCAACTAATCGTGCAAGCATTTTTCAATGTGCTGCTTATCTGACCTTGCGTGTTGTGAATGTTTACTGTCGCTTCAACTGTTAGCCCTGTTTTTGCAGTTGGTGGCGATGGTATGTTGAAGGTATAATCCACATATCTGAACCCGTCTTCACTTGGTATGTAGTATTCAGAATCTTCGATAAACGGGAAAGATTTGAAGCTGGTTTCTGTTGTGCTATATGATCCAGCGGAAATGCCAAACGGCGCGAAATTAGCACCGCCAAAGTTGACGCCTGACAACGACAACGGACCTTCAGGAAACACGTTTAAAAAGTTGCCGTAATACACGGCATCGCCGCCTGTGTCAAACTTTACGACAAATTCAGGCATGATACGCGCTAGGTCTAAGTTTTCGTCAATCGTTATAGCCGTGTTACTGACTTGCAACCTTGCTGTAAGCACGTAGAAATCGTCGTCAGTAGCTGTATCAGCTCCTTCGTAAGTGATAGAAGCGCCAGTCAAAGTGTCACCGTCTGCAACATTCAAACCGCTTAAAACAGTTGCACCTTGGTTTGGGTCGCGATGCAAAGTGACCTCATTGATTTGTGGCGAAAATGTGTAGGACCATTCATTGCCCTTGAGCATCTTTAAACCGCTGACGTCAGTTTGAAAAAACGTCATGCCGTTAAAAATGGATGTGGCCGTGCCGCTCCAATCGTATTGAATGCCAGCAGGGTTTTGATCATTCAGCTGCAAAGGCATGAAATACCACGCGCCAGCCTGTTGGAACATACGCCATTGGTACGTGATGCACAGCGATTGCAACAGGCGATAACAGTCTATGTATTCGTAATCGCCAGCATCGTTCAAGCGCTTCCACGGGTTTGGGTGAATGCGTGAACGCTCATAAGTTTTGAGGTTTGTTCCTGCTGGGTGCGTGAATCCTGCTGCTACGTAGTCGTCTGTGTTGTAGACGTCCTCCCAAATGGCAAAGCGTCGTGATGTCTCAGCAGCCGCGTAATCGTACAATAGCCATTCTTCATTGATGTTTTCAATGATTTCTAGGACAGTTTGGCTTGTGGTGTAAGGCGTGCCAGCGTCATTGTAGTCAACATTTCGTAACAAGCTAATGCCGTCAGTTGCCACCAGTCGCACTTCCTTTTGTGCGCTCGTTTCGTTCACTGTAAATTCATCCACAAGCAAAGAGCCAATCCAGAAGATTTGGCTGCCTTTCTTGACCTCCAAAATGTAGTCGCCATCCTGTGACGTGCCCAGCGCTGTGATCAGCGTTGTAAGGCCGTTGCTGTCCTCCCAAATGGTATTGACTGTGCAGCGTGAATGAACAATGCCAGGCAACAACAACTTGTCCTCCTTTGATTCGTATTTGATTTCAACGCCCTTGGAATCAAAATGAAACGTGTTGGTTAGGTCGGTGCCCGTCGTGTTGTGTACAATTGAAACAGTCCAATTGTCTTCCGTCAGGCTGTACCCGTTGCCCTGTGCGTAGATGTAGCTCATGCGTACCTGTTGCGGCTGGTTGTTGCTCGTGCGTTACTCAAGAAAATGTCATTGCCGCTAATGCGGCCCACGACTTCGACAGTGTTGCCTCCCATCATGTCTCGTAATTTACTCAAAGGCGCGATTACTTCAGGATCAATTGACGCGCTTCTGTTGTCGCCCACAAGCGCCATAGTCGGGCCGTATGCCAAACCGCCTTGCGCCAATGCGGGCGCTTCAAACTCTGCGGCTTTGGCTTTGAGCAATGCACCAGCAGCCACAAAGGCGACACCAGCGGCGGCGGCGGCAACTGGGTTGGTGAACAACGATTTTTTAAAGGCAATGAATGAAACGGCTGTCTTTATCAGCAGCTTACCAATGTCCTGCAACATGCTTCCAAGGTTGCGCAAAGTCGCAGCCATTAAGTTAAAGCCGTCTTGGGCGCTTGACAATGCCGCACCAAGTGCACTGCCTAAATCCTCCAACACACGCGCTGTTGTGTCCTGAACAATAGCTTGAACCTCCAAACGCACGGCCCTCGCTGCCTCTTTGAGCTTCAACATTTTTTCAAACGCCTCTTCAGCCCACGGCATGACCTTAAAGTCATTGACGAAACTATCTTCAATCTCCAAGCCCAAGTCTTCCAGGGCTGGAATCATTTTCGTATTTATCTTATCGGCTGTGGTGTCCAACAGTTCAGCCATCTGCATGCCGTGAAGGTCATTATACCTCTGGGCTTCCTCGTTGAATAGTTCAAGCGAAGCGGCGTGATCCTCGACAGCTTTTGCGGCTCTTTTGTCGGCTTGTTCCTTTTCGTACACATCAGCCTTTGCACGATACAATTCAACCTGTAAGTCGGCTAATTCCGCGCTTGTTTTAGCTACTGTTCCTCTATAAACCTCCTGCCACTTTGCACTACTTTTGCCACCAATCAACAAGTCTTCCAAGCTGTCCAAAGTATCCTGTTGCTGCTCACGTAGTTCTTTGAGCGATCGTATTCTGCCTTCGATCTCAACAACCTTCATGGAGGCATCCAGCTCTTCTAGTCGCTTGCGAAAATCTACAAGCTTTTCTATGCCCATATCCATGCTGCCGCCAAAATCGACTAATACAGCAGCAACAGAAGCAAGACCAACGGCCAACAATCCAACTGGGTTTGTTAGAACTGCTGTCTTTAGGTTTTTCAATCCAAAAACAATACCGCCTATGCCTTTCTGAATCTTTGCAAACAACAGGACTGACGGACCAAGCGTGGCAAGAAAAGTAGCAATGCGTAGAATTACCTCTTTAGTACTTGGGCTTAATGCTCTGAACTTTTCTGCTAGGCTGATGATGCCTTGCAGCAATTGGTTAATCATTGGCAACAACAATTTTCCAAATTCAGCAAGTGCTAGTTTTCCGTTATCAATGGCGGTTGAAAATTGACCAGCTGTTGTTTCGCTCAAGCGTTCCATTGCGCCGTAAGCAAAGCCGCCTTCTTGGGCCATGCTTGCAAGCGTTTGGTTGAATTGCTCAACACTAACGCGGCCTGCGCCTAACTTATCAGCTGGTAAGCCCGTGGCTTCAGCCAACATTTTAAAAATTGGTATGCCGCGTTCAGCCAATTGATTGAGGCTTTCAAGCTCCACTTTTCCTTTGGCATTGACTTTTGCAAAAATTGAGGCAATGTCTTCAACGCTGCTGCCGCTGGTGGCTGCGATGTCACCAAGAAACTGCAACTGCTCGTTGACCTTCGACACTTCAGTGCCTGATGCAATAAGCTGGCGCGCAGCGTTTGCAATATTCTCAACTTGAAACGGCGTCTTTGCGGCAAACTCGTTCAAATTCTCCATCATGCTGGCCGCGCCCGCTGCGCTACCTGTCAAGCTGATAAACGATACTTCGAGGCTCTCCAGATCTGCGGCGCTTTTGATAGCAGCAGCTCCAAGGGCGGCAATGGGTAGCGTTAGGCTGCGCGTCATGCTACGGCCCATCGCTTCAATGTTGCCAGTCATAGCGCGCATTTGGCGCTGCATGTGGCCCAACTTTTTATTGAAGTCGTATGTGTTCGCTCCAATTTTTACTACAAGATCACCTAGTGTCGCCATTGTCTTTTGTTGCCATTGCTTTCAACATGGACCAGCCTTGTTGAATTTTCTGTTGTTTGTCTTGTTCCTCTTCCCAAGGAAAAGTGCCTAGGTCAGTAGCTGTGAGCTTGCTGCCTTTTTTGGTATGTACATTTAGAAGTAACGCGGTTTGCCAGCGTGTACGTTCCCAATCCGAGCGCCGTTGTAGCTCGTTGAAATCGTAGCGCCCGCGAACCGCGTTGCCAAATTCCCTGAAGGTCAGGGCGTAGAGTGAGTCAGGCGTGAGTCCCAAAAGACCCAGGCCTAACTCCTCTATTTTGTCCCATTCAAGTGGCTTGTTGTCTCCGTCGCCTTGGTTTTTTTTTCACCGCCAGCGCTCATTGACTCACCGATGACCTCCATAATGTTAGGCAAGTCAGCAACTGTGATCAACCCTAGAAAATCATCACAAGACATTTCAAATGTCATGCCTTGTTTTTTGCATCCTTCGCGAACAAAGTAGAACAACAGTTCAGGCATACGGGTCACGTCGTCAGAATCTAGCTTACTGACTTTGTGGCCTGTTGCGTCTTCAAATTCGCGCCAGGCACGCATAGATGCGCGCACTGGGAATGTTTGATTATCTAGAGTAATGTTCATTAGCTGATGACTTCGTACGTGATTGCGGAGACACATTCAATAGTGCAAGTAAAAGACGCATTGTCCTCGGTACCTGCTGAAAGCTCCAAGTTAGTCACATAACCGTCAAAGCTCAAACGGTGATCGCCTGTATTTTCTGCCGAGCTGTCAAAATCGTATGACGTGGCCTTCACCGCTTGCTTCGTTCCTGCATTGTAAGCGGTCATAAGCTGGTCAAAACCTTGCGTAGCGTCATCAGCGTAAAACGCCGTGAAATTGATAGACAATGACTTGAGACCAGGCAAAATTGCGCGGTATCCTGCATTGTTCTTTGTCGTGGTGTCGCGCGTATCGGTTTGAATTGATGCGCTAAAATCAGTCACGTTGTCAACTACAACGTAAGTTGGTGAGGCTCCAGCATCGCCAAACATGACGGTGAGCTGGCTGCCGTTCATAATTCCGGTTGTCTGTGCCATAGTTAGTTGTTATTGGAAGGGTTTTTTTTGCGGTCTGCAATGATCAAATTGATCAAGGTGTCGATGTATCCAAACACCTTGTTATCTTTTTCTGAGGGCGTCAGGTTGACAATCACTTTGACAAGCGCTAAACCTGCCAACGTCAACTCGGCCCAATTTTCGAGAATGAAATTCATCTATCTTGTTATTCTGAATGTGTAATCTTGCACGCTGACGTAGGTTTTGCGGTCCTCGCTTACCTCGGTCACCTCGTTTGTGTATTGGATACTCTGAACAGTTACCTGACCATCAGCCACGTTCACTGTTGCATTTTTTCGGTCTAGTGCAGCACGTACCTTATCTGCTAAGTCGTTTGCTGCTGAATACGAATTGGCCACAGTAAACACCTCCAATTCAGCTTCGTCTATGGGAGTGCCTCCTTTAGTATCGCTTGGACTGTTGCTTACAACGCTGTACACGATGTAGGGCATTTGTGCGCCTTCTGCTGCCAGTTCAGGGTAGATGCGTGTACCTACGATGCTAGACACCGCAGCACGCTCTGAAAGCAATTTGTAACAAGCTAGCCCTACTTTCATTTCATGTAGCTTTTAAACTCTGCTTGCAAAAGTCGGTCTTGCAAATTGCGCATGCGCTGGTGAGTGGCTTTCTTGCCGCGCATAAATATGCCTTGGTTACGTGTAGGGCCAAAACCTGCGCCTTGCTCAACAATAGAAGCGAACCAGCCGTCTCGTGTATTGCGTTTACCTGTGCCAATTTTTTTGCCTCGCTTTGGACCTGCCAACGTGACCCATTTAGAACTGCGGCGAAAAACCTTAATTGAACGCCGCAAAGTGCCCTGTTTGATAATGTCTTTGATTGTGCCTTTATGGTTGGCCTTGCGTCCTGGACCTTTTTTCGTCGTGTTGTAAACGATTATTTCCTGATCAGCGTCCTTAATATTTGCTTTTAGGTAATTGACGTACACTTGGCCCACACGTTCGTCAATGGCTTTTAATTTTTGCCAGTCATCGTAAACCCATTTGGCAGCATGGCGCACGCGCTTTTCAAAATCGCTCATGCCTTGTATTTCTATTACTTCGCTCATCACTCTGATACAACGCGCTCGGTAATGAAATGCAATTCGTCGTTCCGTCCAACCTCTTGAATAGCCAAGATGTTGTAGGTTTCTGAATTGTAAGAAATCGTGTATTTGGGCGTCACGGCGCGAGTTGTCGTGCTGCTGCGAACGCGCCACGTCACGCTGTTGCGTGTGCTTTCCTGTTCTTGGATGACAGCGTTACCAGCTCCCTTGTTGTCAAGCGCAGCCCACACCGTGGCGTACTCCGTGCCGCTGCCTGTGCTTTCGCCATAGGCATTGGTAGTTGTTGACGGTGCAACAAACGTGATTCGTCTATCTAAAAAGCCGATGTTCATTGCCGTAGATCAACGATCCGTTCAGGGTTCAACAATGACTCAACAGCCATTGGCATTTGCGTGGCCACAGTGCCCGTAATGACGGCACGGCGATTCTCATACCAATGAGCGCACAGCATGCGCACAGCGTGTTTGATATTTGGCGTTGGCTGACCTCCAACTGTTGCCGTAATCTCTACAGGCTTTGCGTTGTATTCCTGAAGGTCTGGAACGTCGTGGAAGTAAATGATTGTCGTGTTGTCCTTTATGCCGTCAAGGTACCATTTAGCTGTGCTCAGTGTTTGCAGCACACCAACCGTGTCATAATATTTTACGTGTGTAATTGACTTGATTGGTCCAAACGCCAATGCAGCAGGGCGCCAGCGGTTCAAATAAAAAATTGCTTCACCTCCCGATAAAAACGAACGGTTGGTGTAGTCGCTTACATGAGCAACAGCCGTATCCAACAACGCCGTGATTGTAGTGTCTTCGTCGTCGTGGTCAACGCGCAAAAATTCTTTGACGTCAGCCAATGAAATGACGTCCGTACCTGTGGCGTATGCTGGGCGTGTTACGTTCATGAGTGAGAAAAAAAAGGAAGCCCAGCCCTATTGCCAGGCTTCCCAGTTTAGTTGTTATCAGCTAAAGTCGTTGACCACTGCCAAAGCACCAGATTGGCGCACAGCCGTGTCGTAGAACTTGTTGACGTGCAGGGCAATTTGAGCCGT